TCGTCTTGGCTGCCAGAAGTTTTTTCAAAGAAAGTACAAGTTGCTTTCCGTAAATCAGCAGTAGCTGAAGCAATCTGTAACACTGACTATATGGGTGAAATCGCTCAGTTCGGTGATACAGTTAACATCATCAAAGAGCCGCAAATCAGTGTAAACAGTTACACTCGTGATGCAACTCTTTCTAGCACGGACCTTACTGACGAAGAATTAGTTCTTCAAGTAGACCAAGCTAAGTACTTCCAGTTCGAAGTAGATGACTTAGAAGCACGCTTCTCACACGTAAACTGGCAACAGATTGCGTCTGATAACGCAGCGTACAAGTTGAAAGACTCTTTCGACTCTAACGTATTACAAGCGGCTGTAACTGGCGCGACAACTAATACGTATGGTACTGCATCAGCACCTATCGATACTGGTCACGCTTCAGGTGAAGTAGACCCGTTGAATGTTCTAGCACGTCTTGCTCGTCAATTAGACGACAACAACGTACCAGAAGAGAATCGTTGGGTTGTAGCTGCACCTCAGTTCTATGAGGAGTTAGCACAAACTTCATCTAAGTTGATGTCAGTTGACTACAACCAAGGTGATGGTGGTCTACGTAACGGTCTAGTTGCTTCAGGTTCACTACGTGGCTTCAAGATGTATAAGTCTAACAATATGCCTACTGTAACAGGTACTGGTTCGTTCTCAGGTTCAAGCCTGCCTACGGTACTAGCTGGTCATATGTCAGCAATGTCTTGTGCACAGTCTTTATCGACTGTTGAAACAGTACGTTCTACTACTTCATTCAGAGACATCGTAAGAGGTCTATTGGTATGGGGTCGTAAAGTATTACGTCCTGAGTCACTAGCGTTAGCTACTATTACTATCGACTAATTCGGTAGTAACTTTAGAGGGTCCTTAGTTGGGCTCTCTTCCCCATTATAAGCAGAGGAAAGTATGTCAGACCAACAATATTTAGTACTAACTAATTCAATATTAAGTGAACTAAACGAAGTACAACTTACCTCTTCTAACTTCGGTGCCGCTAAAGGCATCCAACAATTCGTGAAGAACGCTGTTAACAGAGCGTACTTCGACATTGCCAATGAGAACCCTGAGTTCCCTTGGCTATCCACTACCTGTGCTGGTGTTGATAATCAAGAGTACGGAAATTCTTTTGTAGATACAACGGCAGGCACTAGATGGTACTTTCTTAAGAAGCACTCTAGCGGAGCTCACGGTACCTCTAAAGACTTCGGTAGGATTGACTGGGATAACTTCTATCTAACTACAGAAGACGTAGGTACTTGTTCTTCGTTAGGTGTATGTTCAGATAGTGCCTATACAACTGGAGCTACTTGTGTAGCAGCTAGTGAAACGTGGACAGATTATGATACATCAGCTACTTGTGTGTCTCCTAACACTTGGACTGCTGCACATACGGTACCTCATACACGACAGAACTTAAAGTTTACAACACTTGAGACTTGGCGTAAGCATTACAGGGAATCAGACGACAACGCTAAAGATACAGCGACATATGGGCAACCTACTAAAGTTATTATGTCTCCTTGTGGTCGTAAGTTTGGTCTATCTCCGTTACCTGATAAAGCATATAGAATTTATTTTTACGCTTGGGAACAGATTGCAGAACTAACAGCACACGGTGATGAAGTTAAATATCCAGAGCAGTGGACAGCAGTACTATCAGCAAGAGCCCGTTATTATATCTGGCAGTTTAAAGAGAACATTCAGTTGTCTGCTTTAGCATTAGATGAGTACAAAAAGGGTATCAAGCTTATGAAAGCTTATACTGGTAAGCCACAACCATCAGTAATGACTGATGATAGAATAAGGTTTGTATAGCATATGGCAGTTGAACAAGGCATAGCAGTATCGTTAGGTGGTGGTCTTGATAAGACCTCTTCATCTTTTGATATGTTTAAAACACCTGGTGCTGCAACAAGATTAAAGAACTTTGAAGCCTCTATTCACGGTGGCTATCGTAGAATAAATGGATATAGAAAGTTTATGTCTAGCGCAGTAATAACATTAACAGTTAC